ATGTTCTTAACTTTGTTAGAAGTATTACTTCTGATATTATGATTTATCTTTCTGCTTTCTTTGATTATGTTTCTCTTGGAGAATGTTATACTTATTCAGATATTAGAGGTGAGAAAGTTGTTAAAGAACATATTCCTGTAATTGATGCATTTCCCATTCCTAATGGGGAGTTTTTTGTAGAAGATCATGATATGTTTGCAAGACGTCATCTTATGTCTTATCCTCAGATTCTTGATATGTTTGATGATGTTCTTACAAAAGAAGATAGAAACTATTTAGAGAAATACTATGATTACAGTAGTGCTAGTGGTCCTACTCAGCTTATGTATTCTAAATTCTTTGAGTACTATCCTGATGTTTGCGAAAAGTTTACAAAAACAGAACGTGAACTATTTAAGAATGAAGGAGTTAGAGTAGAAGCTGTTAATAATAATTTATATGAAGTTTGGCACGTTGTTTGGAGAGGTTATGCTAGAAAAGGTATTCTTACTTATGTAAATGAAGTAGGTCTTATTACAACTAGAGTTGTGGATGAGTCTTATAAACTTGATACTCAAGCTGGAGATATTTCTATTGAGTGGGCATATAAGCCACAGGTTTACGAAGGATATCGTATTGGTGGAAGATATACCGCTATCTATCCTATTAAGGCTAGACCTATAGCTTTTGAACGTGACGGTAAACTTCCTTATAATGGTATTATGGAAGTAATTCCTTATATGGGTAAATTCAGTATTATTAAGACTATTACTCCTTATCAGATTATGCGTAATATCTTTGCTTATCATCGTGAAATGGTTATAGCAAAGAACAAGATGCTTATTCTTATTCTTCCTGAAAGTCTTGTTTCTAGTAAGTCTGAAGATAGAGTTTATAGAATGGCAGCTGATGGAGTTCTTCTTGTAGATGATAGTGAAGATGCTAACTCTCAGAAGATGGCTAACATAAGAATGCTTAATGCTCAAATGGGAGATTACATTTCTCAAATTACGCAACTTATGGAAGCTACTCGTCAAGAAGCTTGGGATACTGTTGATATGAACGCTCAACGTTATGGCGACATTGCTCAATCTTCTGGTGTTGGTACGACTCAAGAAGCTATTGCTCGTTCATCTATGGGTAGTGTTATCATAGTTCAAGTATTTGATGAGATGCGCCGTCGTGATTATCAAAGGGATATTGACTTCTGTAAACTTGCATATATCGATGGACTTGATACTGCATATCTTGATGCAGATGGTAATCGTCATTATATTAGTCTTGATGTTAATAGTTTTGTATACTCTACATACGGAGTAACTGTTAAAAATGATGCAAAGGAACAAGATAAACTTCAACAACTTCGTCAGTGGGCTTTTAGTGCTGCTCAGAACGGTGATCTTGATATGGCTCTTGCCGCTATTACAGGCGATAACATATCTCAGATTAAAGCAACTGTCCAAAAGTTCAATGAGATAAAAGCTCAGCACGAAGAACAAATGAAACAAGTTGATGCTCAACTTAAAGAAGAAGAGATTCAAAATAAACTTCGTGAAATTGAAGCTAAAGGTGACCAAGATAGACAACTTGAAGAACTTAAATTCCAACATGAAATGGCTCTTAAATATGTTGATGTTGATATGTCTATGCTCGGTAGTGCTGGTGGAGATGAAGCAGAACAAGCTAAGAATAGATTAGCAGCAGCTGCTGAAGATAATAAAGCTAGAACTGAACAAGCTAAGATAGAACTTGAACGTCAGAAGATGCAAGCTGATTTGTATAATCAAGCTGCTGATAGAGCTGTTAAGATGGAAGACATTAAGTCTAAAGAGAGAATTGCTAAAACTAACAAAAATAAATATGATAAGTAAAATAGATATTTTAAGAGAACATAAATGTTCTTGGATGTTTAATGATGTTATTATTGAACATACCAAAAGTAGAGTTGATTATATTAAAAAAGCTATCAACAATACAAGTGATAAGCATTATGGCATTATAATATGTAATACTCTTATTGATATTACTGAGTTTAAAAATGCTTTTAAAAATAATAAAAAAGATTTTATTAAACTTTTATATAACACTATAAAAGGTTGTATTTATATTAATATTATAAGAAGTTTTAATTACATAAAGCAAGTTGTGCTTAGACCCAACAAGAATATAATTTTTGAATAATTATTAACTAAATTATTTAATCATGGCTAATAAAATAAAAAGAAGTCTTGAAAATACAAGAGGATTAGATGTAGATAAAAGAAGTGATACAACAAGACAGGGTTATCACGAAGGTATTCCATCTAGTATACAATCTCATAGTTATCATCCTTTTTTGGATATAGCTAATGAAATTGATAGAAAAACAAACATGAGTAGACAAGATAGTCCTATTTATCATTCTGGTCTTATTACTGGAGAAGCTCCTGGAGTAGGAGGTATCACTAAAGCTAGAAATGCTCTTGAAGCACTTGAAATGATTAAAGCTATGAAAGCTGCTAAATCAGCAAAACAACTTAAAACTGTTGAACGTATAAATAAGGTTAAGCCTACAGCAAGTTATGAGATTAACAGTACTGCAAAAAATTATGCAAGTCGACCTATAATTAATGAAGTTAGACAACCTGCTACTCCTAAACCTAGACCTGTTAGAACAGAGGAGGAAAGACAAGCTATAATTCAAAAAGGTTTGGAAACTAGAAGAGCTAATGCAGCTAAACTTTCTGAAGAAGAACTTGCACAAAAGAAAGCAAATAAGATAGCTAAGATTAAAGCTACTATGGAACAACATTCTGTTAAAAATCATAGTTGGCAACATACAAAAAGAAATAATGAATATTCTAGACAAGAACTTTTAGATATTGGTTTAAATAATGAAGATTTTTCTAGACACATTATTACACAACGTGGAGGTAAAACTTGGGTTTCTGATATGAAGTATGGAGGTTCTATTAATATAGCTCCTTCTAAACGGGGTACTTTTACGGCTGCTGCTAGTAAACATGGTATGGGAGTTCAAGAGTTTGCTTCTAGAGTTTTAAGAAATAAAGACTCTTATTCTCCTGCGATGGTTAAGAAAGCTAATTTTGCAAGAAATGCTAGTAAATGGAATCATTAATAATTTATAATATGGTTAAAACTAGAGCTGAATTAACAGAACAATTAAAAGGTATTACTACAAATGTAGTTAATTTGCTTGGTTCTGAAGATGCTAATAAGGCATTAAATGCCATTAGAAATAGAATAGTTAGTAAATATATTAATAAATTAAATGTATGAATAAACTAAAAGAACGTCTTCTTCAATATACTAAAGATAAACATCTTAACATCAGAGAAGAAACTATTGATAAGATGATTAAGTTTGCAAACACTTAAAATAACAAATTTGGCACTTGGTTTGTTTATAGTATTAATTTTAAAAATGTTATTATTATGAACAATGATATGATTATTAATCAAATTGCACATGCTACAGGTATGTCTCGTAAAGAAGTTATTAAAAATCTTAAAGAAATGAGTGCAAATCCTACTATTAAACGTATGCTAGCAAATAAAAAGATTAACTCTAAGTAACTTAGTGCATTCCCAAGTTACTCAGTGTCCTGGTAGTGATTAATATCCTATTCAGGACACTTTATTTATTTGTAGAATTTAAAATTCATTTTGACAGGTTTACATAGTCTTACTGAATAACTTATCGACCGACATATTTCTAAATAATGTGGCAAACGTGGGATAGCAAATAGAGGATTTTTAGATAGTATTTGCACCCCTTTAGAAAAGATTATTGATTGCTGCTGAAGCTATTAAAGTTTGTGTTTAAACTATTGGCATCATTAATTTCGTGCGTACATTATTTAATTATAGTGTCGGTAGCAATGGTACATATATTTATTAAAAAGTTTTAAAATATTTTGCAGATTGAGATAAAAGTATTATATTTGTAGCGTCTTATAACAAAGTAATAATTATTATAAATCTAAAGTTTAAGTTATGGCAGAAGTTGATATTGATTTTGAAGGTCAGGGCGGTAACGCAGATAATGGCGGC